TCTCCCCTTTACGGCAACTATCGCAAAGGTAGCCGAAGCGGGTGTAGTGAAGGACAGGACGGACGAGGCGTGGCATAGCGTTAAGAGCGGCCTTATCAAGGGCGTCTCTATCGGATTCATCCCGGACGAGTACGAACTCCTCGGGGAAGGGAAAGGAGTTCGCTTTACCAAGGCGAGCGTCCACGAGTTATCCCTCGTGGCTATCCCGTGCAATCCGGAAGCGGTAATCACGGCTTTTAAGAGCCTAGCAAAGTCTGAGACTGCGGTAGCAGTCGAAGTACCGGGCGAAAACCCCGGAGAAGCAGCGCCGCAGGGCGAAACCCAAGGCGATAAAGCGGCCCCGGTCGCACCCGTTGTTAAAACCCCCCGTTCGGTCGCTATTGACCTTTCGTTTCGCCGTTATCAATAAGGACTACCTAATGTCTATCGCAGAAAAAATCAAAGCACTCCGCGCACGCCTCGCACAAGCTGAAGCAGCGCGTAACGACATCGTTTCGAAGTCGGTTACGGAAGACCGCAGCCTGACGGACGACGAAGTTAAGCAATATAACGACTTCGGCGCAGAACTCGACGCAGGCGCAGCAGAACTGGGCCGCCTGGAGACCGTGGAGCGCTCGCTCGCAGCGCAGGCTGTCGCAGTCGCTAAGGGCGTCCAGGTCCAGGCTCCGGCAAACATCGAAGTTACGTCGAATGCCCCGAAGGGTTCGGCCTTCACGCGTACGGCGATGCTCGTGGCGAAGTCGAAGGGTAACTTGATGGTCGCGGAACGCCTCGCGGCAGAGCACTACAAGGACGATGCTGTAGTCAATGGCATTATCAAGGCCGCAGTCTCGGCAGGCTCGACGCAGGTAGCAGCGTGGGCGGGTAACTTGATCTACCCGGAAACCTACGCGGGCGACTTCGTAGAACTCCTGTACCCGGAGACCGTGCTGGGCCGCTTGGCTCTGCGTAAGGTCCCCTTCAATGTCCGTATCGCGGGACAGACGGGCGGTACGTCGGTAGGCTGGGTCGGTGAAGCACAGCCGAAGCCGGTTACGTCGGCTGCGTTTAACGCGGTGCAGTTGGGCTGGACGAAGGTCGGTGCTATCTCGGTGCTGTCGGACGAACTTATCCGCTTCTCGAATCCGGCTGCTGAGGCTCTGGTCCAAGCAGACCTTATCAAGGCCACGGCGGAAGGCATTGACAATACGTTCGTGGGTAGCGCTGCTGCCGTCGCTAACGTGTCGCCTGCCGGTATGCTGAATGGCGTTACCGCTGTCACGGCTACGGGTTCGGATTACGAGTCGCTGCGTAAGGACGTGCAAGCCATGCTTGCCCCGCTTATCGCTGCTAACTTGGACCTCCGCTCGCTGAAGCTGGTTATGTCCCCGGCTCGCGCGCTGGCTATTAGCTCGATGCTTACCCCGCTGGGTGCTCCGGCATTCCCGACGATGAACGGTACGGAAGGCGGTTCGCTGCTGGGTATCCGCGTTATCACGTCGAACAACGTTGCCGGAACCTCCATCTTCGCATTCATCGAAAGCGAAATCTTCCTCTCGGAAGACGCAGGCCCCACGGTGGATATCTCGACGGAAGCCAGCATTATTATGGACAGCGCTCCGGGCACGGGCGGCGCACTCACGGCCCAGCCGGTGAGCATGTTCCAAAACGGCCTTGTGGCCCTGCGTATCCAGCAGTTCATTAACTGGCAGAAGCGACGCACCCTCGCGGCTGCTGCTATCTCGGGCGCAGCCTACGGCTCGTAATTGATTCGCCCCGCTTCGCGGCGGGGCAATGCTTAGGATACCGCATGAAACCACGCGACATTTTGCAGATTTATAACGCTATCAAGGCGGGCCTTATCGTCCTCCAGTTCTCGGGCACGGCCCAGGCTGCTGGTACGGGCGTTAATGGCAGCATCGCTCTCGACGCCAAAGACGGCAAGCGGTACGTGAAAGCCGCAGGTGCTTGGACCGTCGCTACCGTTTAACACATAGCCTGGAGGGTTTATGCAAGACAAAGTAACCGTACAAGCCCTCCGGGATGTGCGTTTTAATCCGCCCCTGAAGGAAGGGGAACGCAGAGATTTTAGCCCCGCAGACGCCCGCGTACTTACCGCGCTCGGCTGGGCCAAGCAGGTTAATAAACCGGGACGCCCCCGACAGGAGACTAAATGAGGCTCTTTGGCTTTGAGGTAACGAAGGCCAAGCGGCCCGCAGCCTCCGTGGGGGCTGTCGCTGTCGGCGCACCCGGAGCCGCAGGCTACATCCGGGAGCCGTACACGGGTGCGTGGCAGCAGAACCAGACCCTAACCACGCGGGACGGGATGCTTGCAAGCTCCGCCGTCTTCGCCTGCACGGACCTTATCTCCTCGGACGTGGCGAAGCTCCGCGTTAAGTACGTGGCCCTCAAGGACGGCGTGTGGCTGGAGTCCAGCGCACCTCGTTACACGAAGGTGCTACGCAAACCCAATCATTACCAGACGCGGGACCAGTTCTTTAAGGCGTGGGTTAGCTCTAAGCTGTCATGGGGTAACGCGTACGTCCTGATGAACCGTAACAGTATCGGGGCCGTGGTCTCTATGGAGGTTCTGAACCCGAAGTACGTAGTTCCTATGGTCGCTCCGGATGGTTCCGTTTTCTATCAGGTAACGGTATCGCCCCTGCAAGTAGCGCAAATGGAGGCTATCGTTATCCCGGCTCGGGACATTATCCACGATAGGGGAATTACGTCCTGGCACCCGCTCGTAGGTATGTCGCCTATTACGGCCTGCGCGGCTGCTGCCCTGCTGGCGAACGGTATTACCACGAACTCCGCAGCCTTCTTCGCTAACGCCTCGCGCCCCTCCGGCTTCCTCACGGCTCCGGGTGCTATCTCTAACGAGACGGCCGCCCGCCTCAAGGCGCAGGTAGAGGCGAACTACAGCGGGGCGAACGCGGGTAAAACGCTCGTGGGCGGGGACGGCCTCACGTACCAGCCTATGACTATGAGTGGGGCGGACGCCCAGCTTATAGAGCAGCTTAAATGGTCTACCGAAGACGTAGCCCGCTGCTTCCACGTCCCGTTACACAAAATCGGGGCGGACACGGGGAGCCGGACTGCCAATAGCTCGGCTATCTACGAGGCTATGTATTACTCGGACTGCTTGCAGGGCTACATCGAAGCTATCGAAAACCTGCTGGATGACGCTCTGGACGTTCCGGAGGGTGCGGGCTTCGAGTTCGATACTACCGGCCTTATGCGAATGGACGAGACGGCACGCCACACGGCTAACGCGCAGGCGGTAGGCTCGGGCGTTATGAAAATTAACGAGGCTCGCGCAACTATCGGCCTTCCGCCCGTCGAAGGCGGGGATACCCCGTACCTCCAGCAGCAGAACTACGCCCTGTCCGCCCTCGCACGGCGGGACACGCAGCCCGCACCCAGCGACGCTGCCCCGAAGCCCGCAGACGCGGCGCAGGCGGACAAACCAGCAGAGAAACCCCAGCCGAAGGAGGCCGTTCCGAATGAATGACCTTATTACGCTGGACCAGGCCAAGGCCCAGCTCCGTATTGATGATACGGAGTCGGACACGGAGCTTGCGGGCATGGTTACGGCAGCTAGCGCGATCATTGTTAGCTACCTGAAGTCCCCGGAGGCTGCGGCCTACACAGTGGACACAGTTCCGCCCCACGTCCGTACAGCCGTCCTCCTCGTGCTCGCCTCCCTGTATCAGGACCGGGAGGGCATGGAAGACCCGATAGGCGTAGCGGTACAGTCGCTCCTCCGTAGGGACCGGGACCCGGCCCTCACATGAGTAAGACGAATCCACACAGGCTCGCGCAGGGCCTCCAGGCGGGCACGCTGGACGTGCGGGTATCTCTCCAGCGTCGCACCTCGGGCAAGGACGCCCTAGGCCAGCCTGTGGACTCGTGGACGGAATACGCGAAGGTCTGGGGAGACGTGCGGCAGCTTTCGGGCCGTGAGACCGTCTCCAGCACCTCCGTAGACACGGGTAACGCCAGTATCCGCATTCGATACCGCACGGACGTAACCCACGCGGACCGGGCAGTAGCCCAAGGCATCGTATTTAACGTCGCCTCCGTCCTCCCTAACGTCAAGTCCCGCGAGTACACGGACTTGGTTTGTACGCAGAATGCAAATGACGGCTGAAGCCATTATCTATAGCGCTCTCGTCTCTCTCGCCTCCGGGCGGGTGTTCCCTGACGTGGCCCCCGGATCCACGCCCGCACCCTGGCTAACCTATCAGGTAGTCGGCGGGCAGTCCTTCGCCACGGTGGACGCGGCCACGCCCGTAACCCGTAACGCTCGGGTGCAGGTATCCGTATGGGCTAAGTCCCGTATGCAGGCTGCGGACCTAATGGAGCAGGCCTTCCAGTCGCTCGCTAACCCAGCAGTAAAGGCCGTGCCTATCGGCGGGCCGGTTAGTACCTTCGAGTCCGATACGTTGCTATACGGCTCATCCCTAGATTTTTCGATTACATATTAAGGATTGCAAATGAGTTCTACTGCACAAACGGCACAAGGTACTGTTATTGCCATTGATACCGGCACGGGTACGCCCACTTGGACGCCTATCGTTAATGTCTCGGACATTAGCGGCTTCGATGGTAAGGCCTCGGAGATTGACACCACGGACCTTAGCTCGACGGCGAAAGAGCGTCGCCTGGGCTTGCAGGACTGGGGTAACGTTACCCTCGCCCTCAATATCAACCTGAAGGACGCTAGCCATTCGGCCCTTCTCGCAGCGAAGAAGGCAGGCACGCAAAAGAGCTTCAAAGTTACGCTCTCGGACGCTACCACGCTGGCCTTTAGCGCGTTCGTGGCTACGTTCCCCATCTCGGCAAAGGTGGACGGCGTGTACACGGGTTCGGTTAGCTTGACGATTACGGGCGATATTACCGTTACTGTCGGCTCGTAATGGACCGTGTAGAGCAATTGGTCCGCGAAGCAATGGAAGAAGTCCAGCGTAACGCGGTCCCCGTAATCCGTGGCCTCCTCGCAGCAGTCCGCGAGGAAGCGCCCCCGAAAATGTGCAGCTTCGAAGAAGGCTGCGAAAGCTGCCAATAAGGACGATATGAATAAGCTTGAACTCCTCGCAGCCCTCGCCCCAGAGATTAAGGACGTGGAAGTAAAGGCCCTCGGGACCTCGCTCCGGTTTAAGGTCCTTACGGGCCGTGCTCGGGACGCGCTGTACTCGAATGCCGTTGCGAACGCGGATACCAGCCATTACGAGGCTAGCCTTATCGCTGCTTCCGTGGTGGACGCGGACGGCTCCCCGATGTTCTCCCCGGAGGATGTGGATACCCTGCGCGATAGTAACTCTACACTCCTTACGGAACTCGCGGGCGCAGCTATGGCGGTTAATAAGCTGGGTGCGGACGCGGAGAAAGCCGCAGTAAAAAACTAAAGGCCAGCCCGGACCGTGTAATGTGGTTCCGGCTGGCTAAAGAGTTAGGCATGAGTGTTAGACGCTGCCAGCAGGAAGTAGACAGCGCGGAATTTACGGACTGGATAGCGTATTACGGTATCGAACCCTTCGGGGAACGGTTCGCGGACATCCGGGCGGGCACGATAGCCAGCGTGGTAGCGAATGCGAACCTCAGCAAGGACTCGAAGCCATTCTCTCCGCTGGACTTCGTGCCGTGGGCCAAAGAGCCGGAACCGGAAGGCCCTCCACCCTCCCCGGAGGCCGTGGCTGCGGCCGTCTTCGGTATTAACCTCGCGGAACTCAAGCAGAACGGAACCAAGACGATAGTTATCAAGGGGCGTAATGGCTAAGACATTCGAGATTCAAAACCCGGACGCCCTGGCTAACGCTATCGCTAACTTGGAGGACTCCCTCGCGGAGTCCACCCTCCGGAAGGCTGCGGCTGCGAGTGCGACAGTGTTTAAAAACGAGGTATTCCGGTACGTCCCGCGCGATACGTGGGACCTAGCGAAGGGCCTTACCGTGGCCTTCCTCCCGGAGGACAGCGTTACCGGGAAGATTGCTACCTATGAGATGGTCTTCGTAGGTGACACAAAGCCCAAGGGCAAGCGGCAGCGGAAGGTTTCCCGCCGTGCCCTCGCGGGCTGGCTGGAGAACGGTACTTCGAAGAAGGCGGCTAGGCCGTTCG